GTGACTGCAGTGCTTTGAGTAATATTGTTTTATCCATGATATATTTCCTATAGTGTTGGTGCTAGAGTTTCAGACACCGATGGTCGTGGTGCATTTACTCCAGTTGCAGGGAGTCCACCGTTGGCATCAATCCATGTCTTGACGGTGATTGCAGAAGCTTCGTATACAGAAGTGTCTTCACCTTCATCACAATTAAGACGGCCTTCTTCAAAATTCCAGTACATACTACACATGAAGTCTAGTCTTTCATCTCCATCTACGTTTGCAAATATAGCTGCAAAGTTGTCTGTTATATGTCGTTGTAAATCTTCTAATTGTGTTAAATTGTCACTCATTATTTGTTTCCTGTTGCTACCTTATAATTCTGTTCTAAGTTTGGTCTAACTTTAAACATCGTTACGATGTTTCTATTATTAATTTCAAACCTGTACTCTCTTGCCCATGGGTTCCAAGGTGCAAGACTAATTTCCATTTTACCATCCGAGACTTCTACAACACAAAGTTGTGGTTCTGTGATGATTGTTTTGTTACTAAATCGTGATGTGGTTACCCTGCCTAGGATAGTTTCTCCACCAAGAAGTCTTAGTGCAAAAATGTTATCCACAAGCAAGAACCATGTCTTGGAGTTCTTTCGAACGCCTACCGACCTGTCCATACCATTTCGAATCTTCCATCTCTACTGCAACTGTTTTCCAATCTTCTGAAACAACTGCTTTCCACATATTGTTGAATTTACCAAAACGATTTCCACCTAAGTTAAAAGTCATATTGACTAAAACATGTTGGATATCTTCAGGAAGACTATAAAAATCTTCTCCACCTTTTGATTCAAATACATGAATTGCTTCGTCTACATGTTTGTCAAAGTCGTCTTCATAATATGCATCACACACTTCTTGACTTACTGGAGTTCCAGCAGGTTGTCCGTCTTCTGCATCACCTTCTCTGATTAGATGACCAACACCTAGTGTTAGATACCCTAATGAGTCTGCGTAGACTTCAAGGACTTCACCCTCGTGGCGTTTAATTTGTTCCTTTAGTACTTCTTTGTTCATTGTCTTGTTCTTTCCTTATTTGTTCTTGCATGACTTCTACTAGAATGTCACCCATTAGTGTTTTGAGTTCGTTATTATTTAGGTGTTTCTTAAGTTCCTCTTCAGAACTTTCTACATTATGTGGAAGTCTTCTTATGGTTCTTTCAAAGTTTATGTTGGGTTTACCATTTTCAAACCCGACCTTGCCGTATTGGTATACGAGTCCATCCCATTCCCCACCTGTTAGTTCAATCGCTGCATCAGATTGATGAAGATTCTCTACGACCATGTAGACATTATTTTTAAATAGTGTTGTCATTACAAATTGTGATATGGTTTTTACCACCCTCCAAATTTTTATACTGTTCAACGACATTCGAGAATGCAATTTTAAGTGTTCTCATGTAGTCGTTATATGTTAGTGGTGCTATAAAGTAATTAATTGCAACACGACCTTTAGGTGTTAGAATCCACTTCAACCCTTCATAGAATTTAGGTGTAATGAATTTGTTCTCTATCCGTGCATCATCACAAACATCTACAATTATGATATCATAGGTGTTCCTATAATGACCATTCACAAATTTGAATGCGTCTTCGGTGATCACATTGATTCGATCATCTGAGGGCATGTCAAAATACTTTTCGGCAATGTCTCTTAAGTTAGGGATGATTTCTACCACATCAATTTGACACTTAGTGTTACGATGTAACCATGATGGTATGACTCCACCACCTAGTCCGAGTACTAATGCTCGTGAAGGTGATTCAACATGGTCTACCACGGATACTAATTGGTTTGCATAATCATATTGTAATCTTTCGGGGTAGTTCTTTAGGATTGATGCTTGAGTTATTAAACCATCACCATAGTGTAATGAAATTGTTGTGTTTGTTTCTTTGACTTGAATCAACGTACCATTCCAGTTTGATTCATGTATCACTTTATTCATTTGTCTCGGTCTCATGACATAAAATCCGTTATTGACGAGGATTCTTTTGGAGTCCATAAGTCTCTTAACTTGTTTTTGATGGTTCTTTCTATTCCTAATGCAGAATATATATCATCATTTAGTTTCTGGCCATTTACATGGTCTTCTGATAAACAAGTTTGTATTCCTTTATTTATCTCTTCTATATGAGTATCATCATCAAGGGAAATTTTATCTAAGTATTCTTCTTTGGATTCTACTCTGTAGAAATCTTGTAGATTAGTATTCTTTTGAGAGTCGTACTCTGAATGTAAGAATGGTGATATACCACACTTTAGGTATTCCGAATACTTTGCAGTTGCCCATCCAGTATCAATAGGAACACAAAGACTGTGCTTCCAATTTTTCATTTCTGTATACAGTTCTGTCCTTTCAATAAATCCCTTAAATGCAGAGTGACTTTTCAATATTGATTCGTCCCACTTTCCGTAGACAACACAATCTTGATCTAGAAACCAATCCTTTAATATGGGGTATCTTGGTCTATGACCATTACCAAGTTTCTTGCTGTCTAACCTTTCATCTGTTCCCGCTTCATTTAAAACGATTCCAAGTTTTGATCTTCGTTCTTTCCATCTATCATCAACAAGTTCAATCTTCTCATCTAAATTACATGCCATTTCTATATTACTATAAACTACTGGTATCTCCGATTCTATTATTGATTGATCTGAATATGATTTTATGTTTTTACTTACTACTGTTGTGTTGACTTGGGAAAGACAAACTTTAGGGTTGTTGTATAGGTCTTTTGCCATTACAGCATTTAAACATCTAGGGTCATCTATAAGAGACACCCAATCAATTCCAGTTTCATTAAGAGTGTGTATTATTGGTGCAACTCCTCTCTTTGCCACATCCAAAGGTTTACCAAGAGTTCCACTTTTGGTAAAAATCATATTGGGAATGTTGATATTGAGAGTGGCTCCACCACCTATGATTCCATAATCTAAATTTACTTGATTTCTATTCAACCACTCTAAAGGTTGCAAATACTTTATACTCAAATCATTTGTTGCATTTTCTAAAGTGTCAAATACATTATTGTGAGGAAACAATTCTTGTCGTCTCTGAAAATTTAAACTGCCGAGGTTATTAAGACCAATCAAGTAGAAATTGTCTGTTGGATTATTGAATGCAAGATTGATTAACAACTTGCAGTGATCAGCAGATTTAAAGTTTTCTCCCCTGTCATCAAGGTTAAACTTCATCATTAATCCAGTCTTTGCAAATGCAATATTAGCCACGACTTAACCTCTTCTCAACTCTTTCTCGAAGTTCGGTTGTAGAAAAACTGTGGCTTCTCTTGTTGTAGTAGATTTCTATATCCGAAATATCATGACCAGTGTGTTCAGTTCCCCTATACTCTTCACCACAAAATCTTATATGTGGTTTCAAAAGTAATAGTTGGTCTATGATATCTTGTTCTGTTTCAAAAGGAATAATACAATCTACATATTCTATTGCCTGTAGTTGTACCCATCTTTCAAATACACTTTGTATGGGTCTTTGTTTTAAGTCGGGTCGATCTCTAGTTGGGTCAACAAGAATACCCACCACTAGATAATCACAATGTGATTTTGCTTCAGATAACATTGCAATATGACCTGAGTGCAATAGGTCGAATGAACTACAAGTGTACCCTACTTTCTTCCCTTCTTTCTTTAATCTATCTATTGTTGATAAGTTCATTTATCCTCTCCATACATTCATTTGGTTTATCTGTATATTTGTAAAACCTAATCCAATGCGTTAACTCTAATTCATGTAATGGATATTTTTTGTATCTTGATTTAACATACTCATAAGCACCCATGTTATCAAATCTTTTAAGTGACATTAATAATTTACTAATATCAATCAACCAACTAGACCATAACTCTTTTTCATAGATAGGGTCAATCATGTAAATCTCATTCCAATAATTGATAAAGTTGTCAATGGATGCATCACCATGACAAAATGAATAATTTGTATTGCACACTTCACTTATGTCTTCTAACCAAGTCCAATCAATTTCTTTGTCAGGCCAGTTGGAATACCAATGATTTTTAACTCTGTCAACATAAGTATCAAAGTCGGCGGTGTGGGTAGGTATGTTCTTAAACTTATCTAAAGTATCACACAAAGTTTTTATGTCAACAGGTTGTGATTCTTCAATGTATTGCATTGTAATAGTCTTACCTATTAACTTATGAATCTTAGGTGTGTTAACTAATTTAGATGCAATGTCATACCACTCAATAACAGAATGACTATTGTCAGCAGTCTTATGAACTACATCTCCTTGCTTAACTATGTAAGCACCACTCATTCCTTTTAGTTCAGTGTGTTCTAATCCAACAAATTCATCAGGCCTGATTGCCTTATCATCTATGTAGTAAGTTCCTAATGGTTTATTAAAAGATAACTCTGTATACTTAACACCATTTTTATCTAACCATTTTTCTATTTGAGGTCGATACTTTTTATCTGCTTGAGTGTAATCACCATTGCAACTCAATTGACCTCGGGCAGTGAGAATTAGAATTTCCCATCCTAGATCATAATATTGATTGATTTTTTT